GATGCGTGGTGTGCCGGCGATACCGCTCGCACGGTGCGCGACATTCTGCAAAAAGAATTATTAGGCCCTCCGGGAGACGCCGCGGATGAGGGCACCGGAATGATTCCGGGTGATTTGATCATCAACACCTCCGTGAAGCATGGACTATCGGATTGTGTGGAAGCGGTTCGAGTCAAGCATGTGGGCGGGACATCGAACCTGCATTTCAAGTCGTATGACCAGGGCAGACAGGCATTCCAGGGCACGAGTCAGCATGTTGTTTGGCTCGATGAGGAATGTCCGATTGATATTTACACCGAGTGTCTTTTGCGAACCATGACCACGGATGGAATTGTCTATTTGACTGCAACGCCGCTTTTGGGCCTGACGGAACTCATGTTGTCGTTCCTCCCCGAATTACAACCCACCGTTCAATAATGAAAGCGGCATTTTTTGTGAGCTGGGACGATTCGCCCCATCTTACTTCTGTGCAGAAAGAAACTATGCTCGCCGCGGTTCCGCCGTGGCAGCGAGACTCTCGCTCCAAGGGCATTCCGCAATTGGGGGCCGGCGCCATTTACACCGTGCCGGAAACCGACTTTACGGTGACCCCCTTCGAACTCCCGAAACACTGGCCGCGCTGCGCGGCCTTGGATGTGGGCTGGAATAGGACCGCAGCAATTTGGGGCGCTCACGACCGAGACACTGGATGCGTATATCTCTATGACGAACTCTACCGAGCGAAGACTGAGCCATCGCAAATTGTTTTCTCTATACACCAGCGGGGAAAGTGGATTCCGTTCGTCGTTGACCCGGCAGCTCGCGGCCGTTCCCAAAAAGACGGTTCAGCCCTTATCGACATCTACCGCGATTTGGGACTGGACGTTGATGTTGCCGACAACGCGGTGGAGGCGGGAATTTATAAAGTCTGGGAAATGCTCGGAGCTGGACAAATCAAGGTCTTTCGCAATTGCGCCAATTTCCTGGCTGAGTACCGATTGTATCGCCGCGATGAAAAAGGACGTGTTTTGAAGCAAAACGATCACCTCATGGACGCCGCGCGATACTTGATCATGTCGGGTCTCGATCGGGAGATTTGCGAGCCGAATGAACGCTCGAAAAATTGGTGGAAGGTGAAACCCTCGCACGTGTGGGCAGGATGAGCGACCAGCCGGAGGTCCAGGAGAAGGGCCTCGTCACAATGTCGGATCAGGACAAGGCCGATCAGGTCAATTCGATTGTCTTGAAGTACGAGAAAGGTGCCGCGGCTGATTCTGAAAATCGCCGGCTGCATACGGAGGATCTTACCTTCCTCTACGACACGGAGAATTTCGGGCAGTGGGACCCGTTTGTAATTTCGTTGCGTCAAGGTCGTCCTTCCTACACGTTCAATCGCTGCTTACAGCCGGTGAACATGATACTAGGAGATCAACGCCAGACTGCGCCGGCAATCAAAGTAAGACCGATCAAAGATGGCTCCCAGGCAGTTGCCGATATCTTTGGCGGCCTCTGGCGTTCGATCGAACAGGACTCGAGGGCCGAGGAGATTTACGGCGAAGCCTATAAGCATTCCGTCGGTGGCGGATTTGGCGAGATGATGCTGATGCCTGAATGGGAGGCTGATAATAGCTTCGATCAGGTTTTGCGGCTGCATTGGATCCCCAATCCCTTGACCGTGGTTCGGGACCCTGAATCGACCGACCCGTGTGGAGCGGATGCGCAGTGGGCGATGGAAGGCGGCCGGATTTCGACTGAGAAGTTCGAGGCAGAATACCACGGCATGGTCGCTTCGAGCTTCGCGATGTCGCGAGATTCTTTGGGGTGGTATACGGACGGCCAAATCAGAGTCGTGAATTTCTTCGAGCGCTGCCCGATTGAGAAAGAGATCGCGCTTTTGTCCGATGGTCGCGTGATCGATTATACGAAGAAAGAAAAGGCGGTAGAAGAGCATCTCGCGCGTACCAAAGCGGAAGCTGCAACGGTGATGCGTATCCGCAAAGTGCAGACCTACAAAGTGCGCTACACCAAGTGTGACGGCACGCAGATTTTGAAAGGCCCGATTGATTACGACTGGAAGAAAGTTCCAATCGTTCGCATGCCTGGTCGATATGTGAATATCGAGGGCAAGCAGAAACTGCAATCCGCCATCCGACATTCGAAAGACGCGCAGCGCGCTTACAACTTTCAAAGCTCCGATGCAATCGAACGTTCTGCTTTGGTTCCGAAAGCACGTTATTTCGTGACGCCAAAAATGATTTTAGGGTTCGAGGATTTGTGGAACTCATCGAACACCGCTCCGCGCATTTACATGCCGTACAACATCGACAAGGACGCGCCGAATAACGGCATGCCTTTTAGGGAACAGCCGATCGATGTTCCCGCGGGTGCGATTGCGATGGCGCAAAAAGCAGCCCAGGACATCCAGGCCACCACCGGATATTTCGATCCTGCGTTGGGTAATGCCGATGACATGAATCGCGTGTCCGGGAAAGCCCTGGTCACGCATACGCGCCGCTCAGATTTGGGCAGCCACGAATTTATATCGAACTTTGGTCTCGCGCTGAAACTCTTGGCGACGATGGCGCTCGACATGATTCCGACAGTCTATGACACAGAACGTGTCGTGAGAATCATCGGGGTAGATGGTGTGGATAAGCTCGTCACCGTGAACGGTCAGGGCGATTCCGGCGATGTAATCAACGATTTGAAGATCGGTTCCTACGATTGCGATATCACCTTGGGGCCCTCTTATCAGACCGCGCGGCAGGAATCGCTAGCGACGCTGCTCGATGCCGCCGGCTCGGTTCCGGGACTTGCCGAGACGATTCCTGACTTGATCACGAAGGCGATCGACACGCCGGATTCCGATGAGATGACCAAGCGCTTGCGGAAAATGCTGATTGCGAAGGGCATCGTTGAGCCGACTAAAGAAGAAATAGCGGCTGCAGGCCCACCCAAGCCGCCAGATCCAATGCAGGTTGCCGACTTGCAGATCAAACAAGGCAAGGCGATGAAAGGCATTGCCGAGGCGCATATTGAGGCGAGTAAAGCCTCGTCTGGTGATATCTACATCGAAGAGCATGTTACCAAGGTAGCGGCGCAGCACTTGGCCAACGTCAAGGCTGCGCTGGAGCTTGGCATTTCTCTGCCACAGGCAATGGCCGCAGCGACAGCAGCGCAAGCCATGGCGGCAGCGCCTTTGAATCCACAAATTCCCGCAGCACCTGGCGCACAGGTCATTCCCGGTCAATAACGATTCGCGGCACGCACGCCGTGTGAGGATGTATGCCTAATACTTTTACGCTTGAAGAACTTAATTCATATGACAAGGGCTTCAAAGCACCTGTAGAAACGCCGCCGGTCGTACCGGAAACGCCTCCAGTCGCACTGGAATCGGAAACGCCTCCCGCAGAAGGTGATGTTGTCGTTGCCGCGGATTCGACACCGCCCGTCGCAGACGAACCTGCACCCGACGCGCCGCCGAAAGGCAGCGCAAGAGAACGCATTGAGGAATTGGTAGCGGAAAGGAACGCACTCAAGAAATATTTGGAATATCGGGACTCTTTAGAGCAGCAAAAGCCAGTTGCAGCGCCTATAGCAGCAGCTCCAGTGGCAGATGCCGCTCCAACGCTAGAAAGTTGCCAGTTTGATACTGACAAATGGACCCAGGCGATGAACGCTTGGACCAAGAAGCAGATTCAAGTTGGCATCAAGCAGGCGTTGAGTACCGAAAAGCAGACCGCGACGGCGGAAACTCAAAAAGCGAAATTCGAAGAACGGATGGAAGCCTTTGCAAAGGTGACGCCGGACTTGAAGGTCGTTTTAGGGAATCCGGCATTGCCGCGACTGGCCCCTGAAGCCGCCGCATTGGTGGTTGCTTCTGATTTGGGTCCGCAGATTCTGCATCACTTGGGCAAAAATCCTGAGAAGGCCGCGCGCATCGCGAGGCAATCTCCAATTGAGCAAGCGGCGGCCGTAGGGCGACTTGAAGCCGAACTCAAAACCACGCCAAAACCTCAAAAGCAATTAAGCAACGCACCATCTCCCCCGACACCGACGAAAGGAGCAGGCGGCGCGCCCGTGAGTACCACAGACCCAAAAATGAGTCTGGCGGAATTTATGGCGCGCGAGAAGCAAGCTTTGATCGATAGGCGCCGGAGGCACTAACCTTTTAAGGAACTTCCATGGCGAATACATTTCTTACCGCGAGCTGGGTAGCTCGCAAGTCGCTGGTCATGCTTCACAGCAAGGCTCAAGCGGCAATGGCCTGCAATCGCAATTATGAGTCTGCGATTGGAGCGAAAATTGACGGCGTGCCGATCGGTACGTCTTACCTCGTGCGCGTCCCGTTCAACTTCACCCTGCGCACGGGTGCATCGATGGCTGCGCAGAATCTCACGCAGCGCTCGGCAACTTTGACGCTGAACAACCAGAACGGCGTCGATGTGAACCTGTCATCGGTCGAACGTCAGTTCAATATCGGTGATTTCGAAGAGCAGATCATCCGCCCGGCTTCGGCCCGTATCGCATCCGGTATCAACAACAACGTGACGGCGCTGACCAATCAGTTCCCGAAAGCGGTTGGGACGCTCGGAACCGCTGCGGCCACCGTCACTTTCTTGAACATTCAGCAGGCGAATCAGTACCTGGTCGAATCCTTGGCGCCGGATGGCGCGGATGGACAGACCTTGCTGACGAGTCCGGTGCATGAGACGGATTGGATCTCGAGCAACTCTGCTCTGTTCAATCCGCAGATCGATGTATCGGATCAATGGCGCGAGGGGATGATTGCCTCCCGCGTGTTGGGTTTTGCCGCGGTTCGGGAACCGAAAATGCCAGCCTATACGACTGGCGTGTACGGAACCTCGACCCCGGTCATCTCGGCCGGCACCACGGTTGGTTCGACTGGCGTAGACAATACCTACACCGCAACGACCACGATGGCGACCACCGGTTGGGCATCGGGCGGGACCACCTTGAATGCGGGTGACGTGTTCTGCGTCGTTGGCGTGCATGAAGTGGATCCGGAAACCAAAGTTGCATTGAACCGCTTGAAGCAGTTCGTTTTGACCGCGAAGATATCGGACACCTCGGGTGCAATTTCTGCGGTTGTTTCGCCTTGCCCGATCTCGGGTGGTGCGTATCAGAACGTGGACGTTCTCCCGGCGGCTGGCGCTGGTCTTACCACTGCAACTGGTACTGCAGCGATTTCTGCGGCGTCCGGCGGTGGCATCACCTACGCGCAATCACTCGCGATGTACAAGGATGCAATCCTGTTCGCGTGCGTACCGCTGATCGATGCTTCGGAGTTGGTGAAGTTCTACGCTCAGGAGCAGTTCGACGGATTCTCGATCCGCGTCATCCAGACATACGACACCGACAACGATTTGATGCCGCTACGCTTGGATACGATCTCTGGCGAAGTGGTGTCTTACCCCGAACTCGGCGTTCGCGTCGTCGGCACCTAATCCACCCATTCAATAGGAGTATTTTTTATGGCGGTCAATCAATTGGGGGATGGGAGCACTGATGGTGTTGTCGTTTCCCCGGCAGGTAGCAAGGTCGCATTCTACGGGGCAGCTCCTGTAGCGATTCGGTCAAGCACAGCCTCTTTCCATCAATCATCCTGGGTATCGATCTCGACCAACATCACGGTTGGTAGCGCATTAGCTGCATGGGCAGCCGAAGTGACGGCGACACTGCAGGGTTTGGGGATCTGGGTCTGAAGGAGATCTTGCATGTTGGGTGTAGCCGGGCTTCATTGCCCGGCTATTTCCCCTACGAATTTCGCGAGATCAGGCTTGATATAGATCCTGATGTTGAGCCGGACATTGTTGCTGATATGTCGCAGCTTCCCGATATCGGACCCTTCGACGTCGTGTACAGCTCGCATTGTCTCGAACACCTTTTGCCCCATCGGGTGCAGCCTTGTCTTGAAGGATTCGCGCGGGTGTTGAAGCCCGGCGGGATAGCGATGATTTTCGTTCCGGATTTGGAAGGGCTTTCTCCAACCGAAGACATTCTGTACGAATCATCGGCAGGGACGGTAAGGGCCGCTGACTTGTTCTACGGCTTTCGCAAGTACTTGGAAGCTCATCCTTTCATGGCGCATCGGACTGGATTCGTGCATGACACGTTGCAGTCGGTCATGTCGGCGGCCGGGTTTTCCAAGGTGACGGTCAAGCGGTTCGAACAACACAATCTTTTTGGAGTCGGCGTCAAATGACGGAAAAGGTGGTTTTTTGCATTCCGACGATGACCAGGCCATATCCGCAGACAATTGAGGCGCTGAAAGCCTCCGTGCCGCTCCTGGACGCTGCTGGCTGGCAGCACGAACTAGTGCATGAGATTGGGTGTCCGTACATCTCTGCGGCCAGGGCAACGATGCTGCGCAAGGCCTTGGATGCCAAAGCGACCATCATCGTATTTATTGATCACGATGTCAGTTGGGACCCGAAGGATCTTCTGACGCTCATCGAAACCGATGGCGATGTGGTCATGGGGACGTACCGTTTCAAAAAGGACGAAGAGGAATATATGGGCTGCCACACCGAGGGGAAATACCCCACGGTGCGAGAAGACGGTTGCATCAAAATGGGCTGGGGACCTGCGGGATTCTTGAAGGTCACGCGTAATGCGGTGAATCGAATCATGAAGTCCTACCCCGAACTAATTTACGGCGAACCCTGCAACCCCGGCATCGATCTATTCCAGCACGGCGCCCATAAAGGCGAGTGGTGGGGCGAAGATGCGGCTTTCGGTCGGCGTTGGACGGAATGCGGCGGCGAAATTTGGCTCGTTCCCACTTTAAATATCACGCATCACTCGGTTGAGAAGGCTTTCCCAGGAAATTATCACGAATATCTGCTGCGCCGACCAGGCGGAAGCGAATCCTCAAACCCAGTACCACCGAATATGAGAAAAGCGGCATGAGTACGGATCACATTATCGATGTCGGCTGGCGCATGGGCCGCACGAATAGACCGAAGAAAGTTGTTTTTTGTGTGCCGGTTTATCCGAAAACGCCATACCCGCAAACGGTGGCAGCGTTTGAGGCTGAAACGCCTTTTTTGAAGGAATCTGGCTGGCTTGCCGAGGTCATTTATCAGTACGGCTTGCCATATATCTCCGCCGCTCGATCATTGCTCCTGCACCGAGCGCTTCGCAAAGATGCAACCGCAATCGTGTTCGTGGATCAGGATATTTCCTGGGAACCGGGCGATGCCGTAAAACTGATTGAGACCGATGGAGGCATGGTCGGCGGGACTTATCGTTACAAACACGATGAAGAACACTACATGGGCGGCTTGAATGAAGTCGAGGAAGGCGTCGCTGCTGTTCGCGAGGACGGCTGTCTTGAGGCACTCGTTGTTCCTGCTGGATTTTTGAAAGTCACTCGCGAAGCGGTCAATTTGATGATGACCAAACATCCGGAACTATGTTGTGGCGAGGCTTCCGGCCCGCATTTCGACATGTTTTCGCACGGCATCATGGATGGGGAGTGGCGGGGTGAGGACACAGCAGCTTGCATGCGCTGGTGGAAGATGGGCGAGAAGGTTTGGGTTCGCCCAGATCTGAATATCACGCATCACGGCGTTGATAAAGCCTATCCAGGAAATCTCGCAAAATACTTGGAGCAAATTGCCGGCTATTCGACTGCGGACCTTGCCAAATTCACCGTGCCTGAGAAGGTAGCGCTGTGAGTGCGACGAATCTTGAACTCATCAGCTATGGGTTTTTGAAAATAAATGTCATCGATGGCAGTTCTAGCCCGACCCCAGAGCAGGGAGTAATCGGATTGAATGTGCTCAATGACATGATGGCCAGCATGTCGAAGGACGGTATCAAGCTAGGCTGGTACCCGCAGACAAATCTTGCTGCGACATCACCGCTGCAGAACGAGGATGTTGGTCCGGTCAAATATCTGCTCTGTGCCGCGTTAGCTGCGCACTATGGAATAAATTTAAGCGAACTGCTGCTTGCAGAAATCGGCCAAGCGAATACGCGTCTTGTGAAGACCGCGCTGAAATATTCCGAAGCCGACATGTCCGAATTGCCACGCCAGCAAGGTCTGTACAACAACGGTTGGGCGTGATCGGTGCAGATTCCGATTCCGTCTGGCAGTTACAACTTGCCAGATCCGAGGGCTAGTGTCCGCAGATTGGTAAATTGTTTTGCTGAGCAGGCCCCGCAGGACAATCTTGTCAATGACAGTAAGCAGAAGCAGCCCCCAATCATCCTGCGGCGCGCTCCAGGAATCACCGCATTAGCGACTGACAGCAGCATCAATCCCGCGCGTGGCTTGTGGATGATGGGCGGCGTTGAATATGTCGTCATAGGACCTAATCTCTACACTCTCTCATCGGGTGGACTGCTCACGCTTCTTGCGACAGGAATTAGCGGGACCGGCGGACTTGATTTCGTCAGGATGACGGATAACACGCAGTGTTTGGTCATTCTAGTCCCAGGCTTTTCGAGCGCCTATGTCTACACCGTCGCCAATGGTTTGGGGACGGTGGCGCTGCCTTTTGCAGCAACCGATTGCTGGTTCATGGATTCTTACATCGTCTTTGTGCAGGCTAATGGCCGTGGATTCTTCAACGACGATGGCCAGATCGTTTCAGGTACCGGCCCGATCACTTTCAACAACGGGAACATCTTCCCGCGCGAGTTTGGCACCGATCTTTTCTTAGGCATGGCGATTAGCAATCGCAATATCTACATGTTCGGTCAACGCTCGAGCGAAGTGTATGTCGATACCGGAGCTTCAAGCACGATAGGCACTCCGTTCACCGATGCGCCGAATGGATTTATCCAAATCGGCATGATGCCCGGTGCGCAGTACTCTGCTGTCGTTCAGAACAACACCGTTTATTGGATCGCGAATGATTTGACGGTTCGGTATATGCAGGGCGGAGCGCCTGTCAGGGCGTCGAATCACGGTATTGAGTCGATCCTATCGACCTTGAACATGTCCGGCTCATACGGCTTCGCGTACAGCTTAGGTGGTCATCTTTTCATAGCTTGGACCTTTCCAGCCTCGTCTAGAACATTGGTTCTCGATGTCACGACGGGAGAATGGCACGAGATGTCATCGTTTGGGCTTGGATACTGGCGGCCTTTATGCTGTCACAACGCCTTCGGTCAATATTTGGTGGGCGATAGCCAAGGCGGAAACATCGGATTTTTGGATCTGACCTCGCTCACAGAGTGGGGAACGGTTCGCACCTCTATTTGGACGCATCAACCGGTCTACCAGGAAAACAATCGTCTCAGTCACAGGCGATTAGAACTCGTTTTAGGCGGTGGGTTCGCGCCGCTGACTGGAAATTCTCAGGATTGAATCCAGAAAT